GTATTCTTTTAATTTAGCTATTTTGTCGTTGTTGGACATTTTTGATTTCCTTAATTAATTCATAATATCTCATCAATGCAACCACGTGTTTATCTTTCACGATTTTTCCTTTTGTAGCTGTGTCGGTATGACCAATAGCTTCTGATAGTTTAATTTTAGTAATTGTGTCATTGACATTTGGTAATAATTTAGTTAGAGCTCGTTTGATTTTAATCACTTCATTGTCTATGAATTCTTTTAATGAATTTGTATTTGATACATTGTTGATATATTGTTTCAACAAGTTTTTTTGACTTTCATCAAGAGATTTATACTTTTTATTAAACTTATCAACTAACAATTGATAACTTAACAACCTTAAATCTTTTTCTTGTTCTGCATATTCACTCAAATTGTGTTTTATTTTCTTTTCAACTTTACTTTGAGAGATATGTTCAGTTATGGTGATGACTGAATCTGTTTGTTCTACTGGTCCAAAGTCTTCTTTACCGGTTTCAACACCAAATACTTTATAAATAGATGCCATTACTTTGAAGTTTGGAATACGAGTATTGAAAAACTCTTTTATATCGTAATTTTCTTTAATTGTTTTAATTAAATTGTATTTTTCATTATTTAATCTACGATTAGACAATTTTCTACGACTTTTGACCACTGCTTCAACCAATTGACCAGCATATTTGTTGTTTTTGTATTTTTTTTCTAACAAAACCGAATATAATTCGTATTCTTTCCCCAATTCAGTATTTTTGTTAAAGAATTCTTTAAAAATCTTTACTGACTTAGGGCCTTTTGTGTCATTTATCACATCAACTGTTATTTGACGGGATAAAAGTTCATAAAGAATACCTGTATTCTTTATCTTGTTGTGTTTAACATAAGACATTTGAGCTCCAAAGTATTTTTGTGTATTTTATCAATAATAAATATAAAACTTTCAAGAAATCGGTATTAATTCTGCCCGTTTTCCTCTTTATATTCATCATATTCCTTATTCATTTCATCTACCTTTTTGGTCTCATTGATTATGTCCTTTGACTTTTTACCCATAGTTTTTTTCAATGCGTCATAATGAGCTAATGCAAGTGGTCTTCTATTTTTAGTCTGCTTCCCTAATGGGTCACGACCTCTTGCTCCACTATCTTTGAATGGTTTATTCATTTCTTGTGGACGACCACCTTGTTGGTCTTCTGGTCTTTCATCTTCTCCACTATCAAATGGGTCAAATATGGAACCTGCTACTGAATCGTCATCCTGTTGTGGTTCTTGTTGTTGACCGAACATACCACCGGATTGCATATCACTTGGTGTTCCAACTGATTCTCCGGATGCTTGTGGGTCATTACCTTCCATTTCAATCTGTGAGTGTCTGAATTTCTGTTTTTGGTCTTCAATGATTTGATTTTCAATTTCTACTTTTTGTTCGCTTGAGAAATTAAATATATTATCATATACCCATTCATAAGGTAAAATTTTATCTTGTATCATATCACGAGCTAATGAAACTTTCTGTCCGAACAATTCTATCTTCTCTTGTTCGTACATTGTTGAAGGACTTGCTAAGTTTAATTCAAAGTTTACTAAGTCTTCATCTGTATATCCTTGTGAATATAAATGAACAACTGCAATCTTTGTCAGTTCTGATACTATAATTCTTTGTATTCTTTCAATGGTTCTTGCAAATCTTACATCTTCTGCTGCAAGTGTTGCTTTACCACCGACATTTTCATCAAACCCTAAGAATGCTTTCGGTACTCTTAGTGATGCTAATAATTTATTTTTCAAATATTCAATGTCTTCGGTTGAATCATAATCAATACCACCCAACTCACTAATCTCAGTCCCACTATCTCCACCTCGAACTGGCATAAAGAAATCTTCTGTTAAGTTTTGCATATTGTATTTTAAATTATACTCACCTGTTGCTTCATCAATGATTGGTGTTTTCTTCATTTTGTTGATAATTCTTTGCATATAGTTATCAACTTCTGCTGGTGGTATATTACCAATATCAATCTTGAATACTCGTTTAGAAGGTGCTCTCATAATTCTGTGAATTAACATAGCGTCTTCCATTAAAGTTAATTGTTTCCAAATCTTTCTCGTAGATTCAACCATAGATTTTCCATAAGGTAAGAAATTACTATCGTTTGCTAATCTAAAGTGTGCGATTTGGAAGTTTTCAAATTCTATTTTTCCTTTACCACTATTTTTTTGACCAAAGTAAGGATGTGCTCCTTCAATTGATTCTAAATAAAATTTAGTGTAGTAAGGATTTTCTGGGTCTTCTCCCTCTGCTCTTATAATTTCATAAGGTGACAATGGAACTACATTTGTAATTCCGTATTTTTCACTAATGTCTAAATGTAGAAAGAAATCACCATACTTAACCATATTACGAACCCAAGGCCATAAATTGAACTCAACATTCATAATATCATAAAATAAATTATGTAAAATTTCTTTAATATTTTCATTGTCAGATTTTATAGTAATTACTTCCCCGTACTCACCTTTCATTGTAGATTCGTCTGAATATATGTCCAATGCTGATGAAATGATTGGGTCAGAATCCATAGACTCATAGTCTTTAAACAATGCCAACCTTGCTGCCATAATTTGGTGAACAGTTGAATAACCTGTTCCGACTAAATCTAAGTTGTTGTGTAGTTTTGTATACCTATCAACAAGATGACTCTTAACTTGTTTTTGTACTTGGTCAGTATCAGCGATTTTTAATTTTTTACCACCGACATTTCTTACGATTACATTTGTACTGAATAATCGTTGTAATCTACCAAATAATGTTGTATCTGCCATTTTTTACCTCACTTTATAAAAGCCAATCTAATGACTCTTTTTCTTTTCCTGTATCCCACTCCCAACTATCATTTTTATTGACGTCATCTTGAGTGTACAAACCCTCAGTATCATTCATTCTACTAAGAGTCTTTTTTGTTAATTCAATTCCTTCAGTTCGTAATCTTAATGCAGTATCACGAACCCAAAGTCCAATAGCAAAAGACATAACCAAATCATCATTGTATCCGGCCATTGCTTCTGCTCTATTATTTATATAGACGAAAGTCAATAGTTCATCAATCAAACGATTTGAACGAACCACTACACTTTCCTCTCTAAAAAATTCTTCTAACTTACTAATAATTAGTGGTCTGGTCTTAGAAGTCGTTGAAAAACCAGCAACCATATTCCTTTCTTGTCTGTTGATTCTATTATTCAATTGGTGTTGAACATCAACATATTGTAAGTCTTTACTTGTATAAAATAGATTAGGGTAATCCCTATCTATAATTTGTTGGATTGTTGCCCAACCAATATTATTATTCTCTACTATAAGTATCGCATCATTATATTCTGTTGCTATGGAAACCAACATATTTCCAAAATCTTTGGTATTTATTCTACCTTTATATTCTGCTACTTGAGTTAAACTTTCTAACTCTATAACGTGGAAAGCAGAATAGTCTGTTCCATCTCCTCTACTGACATCTGCACATACAATGTAATTTTTTGTATAATTTGCTGGTTCCCATATCCAACAATTATTATCAATACCTCGTTTTTCTAATGGGTCATTACAAGATTTTTTTCTTAAGTTTTCTAATAATATTGGGTCAATTACACCAGTACCAGATGTTAAGAAGTCACAATCACATTCTTGTGCTGCTGAACTTGGACCTAATAAGGTGTCTTGTTCATTTCTCCAATCTTCACCTCTGTCTGGGTGTACGGTCCAATGTAGTTTGATTGGATTAAACATACCACGACCCTCTTCAGCATCTACCCAAGTTTTGTGAAACCAATTACCCACACCATTAGGTGTTGACAATGCAATACATTGTCCACCAGTCGTTAAGGTAGATTGTGCTGCTGTCCAAATTGAATCAATCCTATCAATAAATGCCGCCTCATCTAATATCAATAATGATAGTGCCTCAGAACGAGCTGCTTCGGGACCTGATGATACTGCTTTAATCTGTGAACCATTACGATATCTCAAATTTAATTTGTTATCCTCAACACACCTTTGTTTCAGCCAACTTGGTAAGTTTGCGTGCATAACACGAACTTTCGTTACTAAGTTTTTTGCTACTTCTTGTTTAGTTGCAATTACCAAAACATTTTTATCTTGGTGGAATGTCATTAACCACAAACTATATCCAGCTGTCAAGGTACTGATACCTAACTGACGAGCTTTTAGGATTATGTTCATACGATGTTCTTGGAACTCTGTTATAGACTTTTCCTGAAAATCATACAACTCAAAAGGTATTTTCCCCCGTATCGGGTGTTGTATCATACAATATTTTTTCATAAAATATGCAGAATCTTTTGCACACTTTATGTATTCTTGTTTGATTACTTCTTTTATTTGTTCTGCCATTAGTCTACTATTTGACCTGCTAATTTAACTGAAGTAGCAGTCAAAGCTACTCCAAATGTAAAGTATAACCATTTGTTTTCATACCATTTTGGTTGAACGAGTTTTACCTTTTGTTCAAGTAGTTTGTTTGTGTCTTTTAGTAGATT